AAAAGGCCTGGAGGAATAGGCAGCCCGTGCAGATCCCGCCATGAAAAAGGCTGTCCGGAAATCTGCCACGCAAGTGAAAAACGAGATTTCCGCCAATGCCCCGAAGGACACTGGAAAATATGCAAAAAGCTGGGCAACGAAAAAGACTGGCGAAAACAGCCATTCTCTTGAGATGACTGTCCACAGCAAGAATCGCTACCAACTGGCACATTTATTGGAGAAAGGCCATGCCAAACGTGGCGGCGGTCGGGTATCTGGGAAACCGCATATTGCTCCTGCGGAAGAAACCGGTGTACAGTTGCTGGGGCATTTAATCAAGGAGGCTTTATCATGACCTACGAACAGATCGCAGAAATAATGGAAGAGATGGAACTGCCTTTCGCCTACCATCATTTCGCCGAGGGTGAAAGTCCCGCACCGCCTTTTTTGCTGTTTTTATCTCCTGGAGAAAATACATTTTCAGCGGATAATCAAATGTATTTCAGTTTTAAGAAACTGGATATTGAACTTTACACAGACGTTAAGAATCCTGAACTTGAAATACAAATTGAACAGGTTCTGAAACGTCATAAAATTTATTACACAAAATCAGAAGTATGGATAGAGTCGGAAAGGCTCTATGAAGTGCTTTATGAAACGGAGGTATAACCAATGGCGAACAAGAAGAACAAGGTTAAATTCGGTTTGCAGAACGTCTATTGGGCGAAAATCAATGAATGGGGTGAAGACCCTGACGGTAACAAAACTGTCCCTGCATATGGTCCGTCAAAACATCTCCCCGGTGCTGTATCGCTTTCTATTGATGCAAACGGCGAGGCAGAAAATTTTTATGCGGACAATGGCGTTTATTATGTCATCAACAACAATGCAGGATATACAGGTGACCTTGAAATCGCCCTTATCACAACCGAATTTGCAACTGAAATCTTAGGAGAAATCCTTGATAATAACGGTGTTCTGGTAGAAAAGAATGATACGGAACTTGCACAGTTTGCATTGATGTTTGAGTTCTTGGGAGACAAGCATCATATCCGACACGTAATGTATTGCTGTTCCGCTTCTCGACCTGCAACAGAATCTGCAACCACTGAAGAAAGCACAGAAGTCAAGACTGAAAAGCTGTCGCTGAAAGCTACTCCTTTGCCGACAGGTCTTGTGAAGTCGAAAACTACTGAAAGTACCACGGATACGGTATACAACAACTGGTTCAAGATGCCATATAATCCTGATACAGGTACGGCTTCAAAACAAAAATCAAGTAATGCGTAAGGAGTGAAAATCAATGGCTATTCAAAAAAATATTACAATTGACGGAATTGAAGTGCCTTTTAAGGCAAGTGCTGCTGTGCCACGTTTGTATCGTCTGAAATTCAGACGTGATATTTATAAGGACTTTGCTGCACTGAAGACAGAAGTCACTGAGGGTGATGAAAACAAAAGCGAAATCGGCATTGAAAGCCTTGAAGTGTTTGAAAATATCGCCTACATCATGGCAAAGCACGCTGATCCGGAGAATGTTCCTGATAACCCTGACGAGTTCCTGGAACAGTTCAACACATTCAGCATCTATGAGATTCTGCCTCAGCTGATCGAATTGTGGGGACTGAACACCGCAACGCAGGTAGAGTCTAAAAAAAACATCGCCAAACTGACCGCCCGATGACAACACCTTTATTTCTTCTAAGATGCAAACAGCTCGGTCTTTCGATGACCGAGCTGGATCTGCTGACAATTGGTTTGATAAATGATATGTTTACCGAACGTGAAAATGACGATTATACAGGGTGGAATGAGGTTGCCGGACAGGCGGATTTTGATGCGTTCTGATTATTTATCATCGTAATGTCCACGACAACTGACAATGTAAATTCTGTCATTTTCCACATGGTAAACAAGACGATCTTTTTCGTTGATTCTTCTGCTGTATTCGCCGTGCAAGTTGTTCTTCAAAGCTTCCGGCTGACCAATACCTTCAAGGCAACCATTTCGTTCAATATCTTTGATGAGTTGGTTGATTCGTTTTAAAGTCTTTTTATCCTGTGTCTGCCAGTAGAGGTAATCGTCCCAGGCGTCATCAGACCATATTTTTTCACTCATCGTCCACCTCAATCAAATCATGAGCAGTTCCTTTGCCGTCACGCAACTCCTGAATTGCTTTCATCAAATGTTTTTGATTGGATTCGCTGTAAAAAGGGTCGCTTGACTGAGAAATCTCAAATGGAATACGTCTTTCACGCAGAACAGCCTTTATAAAAAGGTTAATGGCGGCAGATGTATTCAATCCAACATCAGAACAGAAATTATCAAATGCCTGTTTATCCTTTTCGTCAATGCGTGCAGAGATTGTTGCTTGTGCCATAACAGCCACTCCTTTCTGTATGATCTCTGCTTATATTATACCACTATTTTATGCAAATTGCAAGCGCTTGTATTACATTTTTTTAAAAAAGTGAGGTGAACCACAGTGGCAAACAGAATCAAAGGCATTACCGTTGAAATTGGCGGAGATACTACCAAGCTATCCAAAGCACTGGAAAGTGTCAACAAGAGCATCAAAAACACCCAGACACAGCTGAAAGATGTCGAGAAACTTCTGAAACTCGACCCGAAAAATACAGAATTACTTTCTCAGAAGCAAAAGCTTTTAGCCGACAGCATTTCCGCAACAAAAGAAAAGCTTGCAACGCTGAAAACTGCCGCAGAACAGGCAAACACCGCTCTTGCAAACGGCGAAATTTCTCAGCAGCAATATGATGCTTTGCAGCGTGAAATCGTTGAAACAGAAAACGAATTGAAACGTCTGGAAACAGAGGCGAAAAATGCGGGTTCTGCCCTGCAAAAAATCGGCGATGCAGGAGAAGTTCTTCAGAATGTCGGCGGTAAAATATCTGGTGCAGGTGAAAAACTTCTTCCCATCACCGCAGGCGTTACTGCCCTTGGAACTGCCGCTGTGAAAACTGCCTCCGACTTTGATTCTGCAATGTCAAAGGTTGCCGCTGTTTCCGGTGCAACCGGCGATGACTTGCAGGCTTTGCGTGATAAAGCACGTGAAATGGGCAGTAAGACGAAGTTTTCTGCAAGTGAAGCCGCCGAAGCCATGAACTATATGGCAATGGCCGGTTGGAAAACAAACGATATGCTGTCTGGCATTGACGGCATTATGAACCTTGCGGCGGCATCCGGTGAGGACTTAGCCACAACGTCTGATATTGTTACAGACGCATTGACTGCTTTCGGCTTAACGGCTGCTGACAGCGGACATTTTGCCGATGTGTTAGCTGCTGCAAGTTCTAACGCAAATACCAATGTTTCCATGCTTGGGGAATCTTTCAAATACTGTGCTCCGATTGCAGGTGCTTTGGGGTTCTCCTGTGAAGATACCGCTGAGGCACTGGGCTTAATGGCGAATGCAGGTATAAAGTCCACACAATCCGGTACTTCCATGCGTTCCATTATGACAGCATTATCGGGTGATGTGAAATTCTGCTCTGCCGCCTTTGGAGAAATGGAAATTGCAACTACCAATTCAGACGGATCAATGCGAAGCTTATCTGATATTTTAGCGGATTGCAGGGTTGCATTTGACCAGATGTCAGAATCCGAAAAAGCAAGTGCCGCAGAAACTCTTGTGGGCAAAAATGCAATGTCAGGCTTTCTTGCTCTGATGAATGCTGCTCCTGCGGATATCGATAAATTGTCAGGTGCAATTGCAAACTGTGACGGCACATCTTTACAAATGGCGGAAATCATGCAGGATAATCTCGCAGGACAGCTTACTATTTTGAAGTCACAGCTTGAAGAACTGGCTATTTCTTTTGGAGAAATTCTGATGCCTGTTATTCGTGACATCATCACCAAAATACAAGGATTTGTGGACAAACTGAACGCCCTTGACCCTGCAACAAAGCAAACTATTATCAAAATCGGATTGATGGCTGCGGCTTTAGGTCCGCTTTTGATTGTGGTGGGTAAAACCATTTCTTCTGTCGGAAGCATGATGACATTCATTTCAAAAATTCCGACTATGATCGCAGGTGCAAAGACGGCATTTTCTACCCTTGGTGCTGCAATTGGCGGTATTTCTGCACCCGTGGTGGCTGTCGTTGCAGTTATAGCTGTACTTATTGCAGCATTTGTAAATCTATGGAACACCAATGAGGACTTCAAAAACAGCATTCTTTCCATCTGGGAACAGATAAAGTCTACCTTTGAACGTCTGACATCAGGAATCGTTGACAGAGTGAATGCATTGGGCTTTAACTTTCAGAGTTTCGGCGATATGCTGAAATCTCTGTGGAACGGTTTGTGCAGTGTGCTTGCCCCTGTATTTGAGGGTGTATTTCAGCATATTTCGGATATTTTCACCTTTGTGACGGATACTATTCTGAGTGTGCTTGATGTATTTATCGGTTTATTTTCGGGAAACTGGGAACAGTGCTGGAGCGGCATCAAGGGCATTTTTACAGGTATCTGGGATTTTGTAGTTAACCAGTTCAGCAATATTCTGAACACGCTGAGAGGTGTAGCAGATGTATTTCTCGGTTGGTTCGGAACATCATGGGATGAAGTCTGGACAAGTATAAAAGATTTCTTCGTTGGAATCTGGGACAGCATTTGTTCCGCTTTTCAGGCTGTTGCTGACTTTTTCACAAATATCTGGAATGCAATATCAGCGTTCTTTACAACGATAGCAACTGTGATCTATACCACAGCGGTCACGATTTTTACTTCTGTATATGACTTCTTCGCAGGAATTCTGACCAGTATTCACGACTTTTTTGCCACTATTTTCAATGCAATATGGACGGTTATTTCAACTGTCTGCACCGCTATTTATGATACAATTTCAAGTATCTGGAATGCGATTTACAGCTTTATTTCGCCTCTTTTAGAGGCATTTAAATATCTGTTTGAAACCATTTTTCAGGCGATCCACATTATCATCAGCAACGTGATGGATTGGATCTCGGAAAAAATACAGACCATCTGGAATGCGATCGTTGCCTTTCTCACGCCGTTGCTTGAGGGCATCAAAACGTTCTTTGAAACGGTCTGGAACGCTATTTATATCACGATTTCAACGGCTTTAAGCACCATTTCAAGCGTGATTTCTACCGTCTGGACTGCAATTTCAGGTTTCATTTCCGGTGCAATGAACACGATTCATTCTATTATTTCGAGTGTGTGGAACACCATCAGCGGTGCTGTTTCAAGCGTGGTAAATGCTATCCGAAGCACAGTATCTTCCGTCTGGAGCAGCATTTCTTCCACGATTTCATCAGTGATGAACACCATTCATTCTACGGTAACAAGCATCTGGAATAACGTGAAATCATCTGTTTCAAACGTTATCAGCGGTATTTACACTACGATCAAGGGCGGTTTTGATAATGCTGTCAATTATGTCAAAGGTCTTGCGTCTGATGCTTGGAACTGGGGACGGGATATTGTTTCCAACATCATTGATGGCTTGAGAAGTATGATCGGCAGTCTTGCCGACAGTGTATCAAATATTGCTGATACGATCCGCAGTTATTTGCACTTTTCTGTTCCTGACGTAGGTCCGCTTACTGATTTTGAAAGCTGGATGCCTGACTTCATGAACGGCTTGGCGGACGGCATTAACAAAAGCAAAAAGGTCGTAGCAAAGGCAGTTTCAGGTGTTGCGGATACAATGAAAGTAACGCTCAATTCTGAGCAGAACTACAACTTTAATGGTATGACAGGTGCGATAATGAACGGCAGTTCTGAAAGTTCCATTGTCAATAATTACTATAATAACGACAACAGCCGTACAGTAAATCAGACCAACAATAGTCCGAAATCACTGTCACGGCTGGAGATTTATCGTATGACAAAGAATGTTCTAAATATGTAATTTTATATTAATGAAAATGGTAACCCAAATATCTGCTATATGCATTAAAGATAATATCAGATACAACATTACAATTATAGAAAGAGTCATCACTATATAATTCATCAAATTCAATCTCTCTATCAATTATTGATTTGAATTGAAATATTGAATCATAACAAATTCTCAAAAGTTCATCTTCTTTTATTGTTTTTAGAACTTGTTTTTCAAAATATAGATTTTGATATATATGGTAAACTATATATATCAAAGCCTCTCTCTCTTGAGAACAAGATGCAAAACGATATTCAGGCAAGATTTTGATTTCTCTTATAATATATTTAGCAACAACTGAAGGGAGTCCATACCTTATGGAAAGTGCAAGCAAAACATATGCTTGTTGTAAATACTGAGTAAGTATAAGGTCATTTGGCGATTGAAATAATAGAATTTCATGATCTTTTTCAGGAGATGCAATTTTCTTTTTATGAGTCCCAGTACTATCATTAAGAAAAATATCTAAAAGCTGATTATTTGAAATATCAATTGTAAAATTAAACAATATAACAATTTCATCTTCAAGACAATCTGTGATACTAGATAAATCATAATTTAAATTAAAGGGAATGTTGTAAATTTTTTTATCATATTGAAAGATTATAAAATCACAATTATCTGGACTTATTTCTATGTTTATATGAAGTTCGTTATCTGAATACTGATTATACTTCATTAAACAAATTATTAAGCTTTTAGAATAACTTAATAATCTTCGGTCGCTAGAATTGTTAACTTCTTTTCGAATTTCATTTGGAATATATCTGCTCAAATTAGATAGTGCCATTTTTGGGCACTGACTTAATGGTATGTTGTATTTTCTATGATTTCCATTGGGGTTACTTATATCTTCAACTCTAAAAATCATACTAACACCTCACTTACATTAATTATATCACATTACAAAATAAAAAGTCAAGATAAAACAGGAGTGATTTTATTGTTCTACACTTTAATCCTCGAAAACGAGACAGGTCAAAAAATTGACCTTTCCAAAACAGCAAGCCGATATATGTTCTCCAAAATCAAAGGGCTTGATCCTCCGACAGGAATCATCAGTACCTCGAATTATGCAGGAATGAATGGCTCATATCTGAACAATGCCTTCATTGAAAAGCGAAATGTAGTTATTCCCTTTGAAATGCGTGGCTTTGATGTGGAACTTCGCAGGCACGAACTCTACAGAGTAGTCAAACCATCCAGATATATCAAGATTTATTACTCCACAAAAAATATTTCAGTGTATGCAGAGGGCATTGTGGAAACCTGCGAGGTGGAGAACTTTGAAAAACTGACCAATGGGCAGATCTCCATTCTCTGTCCCGATATTTATTGGTACTCCACTGAAACACAGATTGCAGAATATTCCCGTGTCAGAGGTACATTTCATTTTGTCTGTCCTGATAATGATGATCCATTCCCGATTGGTATGTACAACACGCAGGATATGATGACCATCAACAACAGCGGTGATGAGGTTGGTTTTACCCTTGAAATCAGCGGAGGACCTGCGAAAAATCCGACCATCTACAACGCTCTGACCGATGAATATATACAGATTTCAGGCGATATTCAAAAGGGCGACATCATCACGATCACCACGAAAACAGGCAACAAAACCGTTACCCTGGAACGTGAGGGCATTGTGACCAACATCATCAACCGCCTTGTTTCCGGTTCAACCTGGCTGAATCTGAAAACGGGTGAAAACAAATTTTATGTAACGGCATCGGAGGGACTGAACCGCATCAAAGTCCGCCTGATACATCGCAATGCGTACTTAGGAGTTTGATTTATGCAGATAGAAATTTACAATATGACTGTCTTGAATGATAAACTGAATATTTCTCTTGAGGCTGTCTGCGACAGCTTTTCTTCGCTTTTGTGGGATATTGAATATTACAAGTGCGGTGCTTTTGAAGTGTATATTGCTGCATCTCCACGAAATATTGAGATTTTTCAGACAGGGAGAATCGTGGGACGTGATGACGACAAGGAACATTTCGGACTGATTGAATCTGTGGAACTGGAAACCGATGCCGAAGATGGCGACTATCTCATTATCAAGGGAAGATTTTTGATGTGTTTACTTGAACGCAGAATCATCTATCCCACATTCAACTTTACAAAACTCGTTTCATATTCTCAGATTGTAATGAATGTGGTACAGTATAACGCTTGTACATCGGGTATCAGAAAGATTCTGGGACTGTCTCTTGGAAATACATCAGGCACTTGCTGGGATACTGAAACCAAATTGCAGGTCAGTTATGATAATTTGATGGAATGGGTGTACACCATTTGCAAAAAAATCGGCGGAACGGCAAACATTCGTCTGAGTAAGATTGCAGAGGAACAGTATGAGATGATTTTTGACCTGTTGCAAGGCGAAGACAGAAGCATATTGCAGAAGGAAAATCCGCATATTGTGTTCTCCGACAGCTACAACAATCTGCTGTCTTTCACCTACTTTACAGACACTTCCGTCAAGAGAAATTTTGCCTATGTTCTTGGAAAGGGCGAGGGTGAACAGCGTAAAAGAACCACTTGTTTTACAAATTCTGAACCTGCCCTGCTTGACAGATATGAAGTGTATGTTGATGCAAAAGACATCTCGGACGAAGAACAGGAAAATGGCGAAACAAAACCATTATCTGAGGAAGAATATTCGGAACTTCTAAAAGAGAAAGGCAAGCAGAATCTTGTACCCACAAAAACAAAATCAGAATCACAGATCGCAGTGCAGTCCACACAGTTTCAATACGGTGTGGACTATTTTGTTGGGGATTTTGTTACAGTTGAACACCACAGGTTTGGTATCAGGCAAAACAAAATACAGCTTGTCGGAATGATTGAGAGTTTCGACCGCAACGGCAGAAATCTCACACCAACATTTAGGGAGGAATGATTTATGGCATTTTCATATGGATTTTTTAATGCGAAAAATTTGGACAGAACTTACACCGCTGAAAACTTCAACGACTATCTCGGCAGTATCATCTGTGATGGGATTCAGGACAATTTCGGGCAGTGTTTCAAGCTGTCTGCAAGCAAATTGAAACTGACAATAGGCAGCGGAAAGGCTTGGATTCAGGGGCATTACTTCATTTCGGATACTGCATACACCTATGACTTATCACGCTATGTGGACGAATCTCTGACAAGATATATGGCGGTTGGAATTTGTTGCAATACTTCTGAAAACGTCCGCAATGTCAGCTTTGAAATTCTCGCAGGAACTCCTGCCACCAATCCTGCAATACCAAGATTTCAGAACACAGATTACAAGAAATATCTGACACTGTGTATCATCAAACTTGATGCAGGCACATCAGAACTCAGCATTACAGACTACAGAGAAAACAATAATTTCTGTGGATATGTCCGCTGTATTCTTGGCAAATGCAAGGTCACAGATATGCTTTCACAGCTTTCTGAAATTCAGACGCGGATAAAAGATTACAACATCACAGTCGGTCAGCTGACAACAAAAATAAACGAGTTAACGCTGAAAATTGATGAGATGACGGGCGATGTGGTTTCTATTGGCAAGTGCGGTCAGAATGTAAATTTTGTGCTTTATTCGGACGGCAGACTGCTCCTCAAAGGCACAGGGGCAACCTATGACTACAATTCTGACAGTAATCCTTCCCCATTTTTGGATAATAACAATATCAAGACAGTCATTGTTTCAGAGGGTGTGACAGGCATTGGAGAACGACTTTTTCAGTATTGCGACAATCTGAAAACAGTATCACTTCCGACAACGCTTACAGCAATCAAAAAGGCTGCATTTCTGCCGCATATTGACGGTTACATTTGTCATCAGAGCCTAAACGGCTTGACAGAACTCCGGATTCCGGAACGTGTTGCGGAACTGGGTGTGAATGCATTTGCAGGAACGGCAATCAAGTCCGTAACCGTTCCGTCCTCTGTTACAACGGTCGGTGTAATGGTATTCAGCGAGTGCCAGTATCTTGAAACTGTGAGATACGGCGGCAAAGTCATTAGTGACAGAATGTTTGTACGATGCACAAAACTGAAAAACCTCACACTTACCCGAAACGTCAAAGAAATTGTGGGCGGCTGTTTCAATTACTGTGAATCCCTGAATCAAATTACCTATGAGGGTTCTCTTGCAGACTGGAATGCTGTGAAGAAAAATACAAACTGGGACAGCCATGCAGTTAATATCGAATCACCGCTTGTAAAGATCCAGTGCCTTGATGGATATATGGAATATGTTGCAGGTACAAAAACTTGGAAAGAGGTGAAAGAGTGATAAAATTTCTTGTAAAAGGACAGAACATTGAAACTTTGGAGCATGAAGTCATTGCTGCTGACCAGGTCTCTTTCGTGAAGATACATTTTGTGTTCGATAAAAGCTGGAAACCATTGCATAAGGTTGTGCAGTTCACACAGGACGAAATAACCTATAACAGGGTTCTCGGAACAGAAAATACAAGTTGTTTTTTGCCTGCCGAACTAACCGCAGGGAGTATGAAAATGTCACTGTTTGGCTATGATGCAGAAGCAACTGAAACAGTTAGGGCAACAACGATTGTAAAAACCTTGCACATCAGACCGTCAGGATTTGAGGGCGAAAACAGCAACGTTCCGCCTACTCCTGATTTATACCAGCAGCTTTTGCAGAAGATTTCTGAAAAAGGTAAGAACGGCAAATCCGCCTATGAAATTGCTGTAGAACACGGCTTTGTAGGCACAGAGGTTGAATGGCTGGAAAGCCTCAGAGGGGCTGACGGTAAAGATGGCTTGCCTGGAAAAGACGGTAAAAATGGTGTAGATGGCAAAGACGGAATAACACCTGATATGTCAAGCTATGCAACAAAAACAGATATTGCAGACCTGCAAAAACAAATTGAAAGCATCTCCGGCATCAGTTATATTTCTGTATTTGAAAGCGGTTCTGATGCTTTGCAGAAATACGGCAACAGCGTTTACACTTATTACAACGATGGTTATCGTTCTCTTGCAGGTTTTGCGGAGAGTTATCCGCATTTCTGCTCTGCTGAAAATGATTATGCCCTGTATTTCAATCAGAACGATTTCAGTTGGGCAGGAAGTGCTTTTGTGATGTTTCTGACACCTGTCGCAATTACTTCAAAAATGAAGCTGCTCTTAAGCTATTCGGTCGGTGTATCACAGGACGCTGAATTTTATCTTATTCCGAAGACAGATAAAACAGGGGCGGAATTGGCTCAGTATATTTATGAGGAAATCAAAGCTGAAAATGCTTTGAAATTATCATTTAAATGGCTTTATTCCGATACTTTCATTTCTGTGATGCAGTCGTTGGAAAACGTATCGGATGGAGAATACTACCTTGCTTTCAAAGGCACATCGGATAATTCACATCCGATGGTCAAGTCTATCAAATTTATGAAGGGGTGATTTTATGAAAGATACCATTTGCCTGATCGCAGGCGTGATTGGCGGATTTATCGCAACGCTACTTGGCGGCTGGGATTCTGCTCTTGCAACGCTTGTCGTGTTTATGGGCATTGACTTTGTGACGGGAATCATGACTGCTGCGATGGGCAAATCCAAACACAGCGAAAGCGGTACACTCAACAGCACGGCGGGCTGGGTTGGACTTGCAAAGAAATTCTGTATTCTGCTTATGGTTGTGGTCGGCGTGAGAATGGATATTCTCATTGGCACAAACTATATCAGAGATGCAGTTTGTATCAGTTTTTGCCTGAATGAACTGCTTTCCATCGTAGAAAATACATCTCTTATGGGAATCCCTTTCCCGCCGGCATTCAAAAAAGCAATTGATGTCCTGCAAACGAAAGTAGGCAGAGCTGAGGATGAAAAGGAGGACAAATAAATGGCTATTTTAAGACCTGATACAACAACTACTCTGAATGGAGTGAAAATCAACGAGTATTTACTCACCAAGCATAACCCCAACAGAATCGATATGCCCTCCGTTTCTATGGAGGGCAAAGTTATCGGTATTACTGTTCACAACACAGAATGGATTTCGGTAGCAAGCGGAACAACGCCTTCGGAGCAGTACACAAGAGCAACCGTTAATGGCAATATGAAAGATGTCAGAGTTCATTATTATGTTGACAACGTATGTGCATGACAGAATCTGCCTTTATCCTTAAGTGGCTGGCACGCTGCTGACGGAAGTGGTAACGGCAACAGAAGAACCATTGCAATCGAACGCATTATGTCATCTGCGTATAATGTGACAGATAAGAAGTCTGAGGACAATTGTGCAAGATTGGCGGCAGCCTTGCTGAAGAAATACAATCTCGGCATCGATCATCTTTACACGCATACTCACTGGCTTAATGTCAGAGATGGCAAGTCGGGCAGTGTGGATTATCTCAATACAGCAAGAAACTCTTACAAGATGTGTCCGCTCTACATTTTGCCTCACTGGTCAAAATTCAAGAAAAAGGTACAGGGATATATGAGTTCCGCCGTTACTCCTGCACCTGTGGCAAAACAGCTCTACAGGATAAGAAAGTCTTGGTCTGATGCCAAATCTCAAATCGGGGCTTTTTCTTCTCTCGAAAATGCCAAGAAAGCCTGCAAGAATGGATATGCTGTATTTGACAGTAATGGCAAGCAGGTATATCCTGCAAAGAAGTCCGTTGACGAAGTTGCCCGTGAAGTCATTCAGGGAAAGTGGTCAAATGGTGCGGAACGTAAGAAACGTCTTACCGATGCAGGTTATGACTACAACAAAACAGATTTTCATTTCCATAGACACTGTAGGAGGTGTTTTGATGGAACAACAGAAACTATTGGATGAGCTGAATTATCATCGGGCAGACAAAACAGCAAAAATGCTCTTAAATCTTGGTTTGATCACAACTGTCGAGTATGACAAATTACAGGAATTAAACAGGCAAAAATTCTCCCCGATACTTGCAGACTTATTTCCAAAATCGCTTGATATATCATCGAAAAAGAGCTAACATACTACACGGAAAGGAGGAAGCTTATGATTGTAAGAAAAATCGAAGCGAAAAAGCAAAAGAAAACATTATGTCGTGTAGCTGCTTACTGTCGTGTTTCAACAGATAATCATGATCAGCTTGAAAGCCTTGAAACACAAAAGGAACACTATGAATCCTGCATCAGGGCTCATGCCGATTGGGAATGTGCTGGAATATACTATGATTCAGGCATTTCAGGTACAAGTTCTGACACACGTGATGGCTTACAGGCTCTGCTTCAGGATTGCAGAAATGGTAAAGTCAACTATATCCTTACCAAATCAATCAGCAGATTTTCCAGAAACACAGCAGATTGTCTGTCAATTGTCAGAGAACTGATCCGGCTACAAATACCGATATACTTTGAAAAGGAAAATCTCAATACCAGTACAATGGACAGTGAATTGATTCTTTCTATCTTAAGCAGCATGGCTGAAGAGGAATCAATGTCGATTTCAAAGAACCTGAAATGGTCGATCCAGAGAAAATTCAGAAACGGCACATTCAAGTTCAGCTGTGTACCATATGGTTACACACGCAATGCAGATGGAGAAATGATCATTGAACCACAAGAAGCAAAAATTGTAAAACGCATTTTCAAAATGGTTGTTTCCGGACTCGGTTCACACAGAATCGCCAAAAAGCTGAACGCTGATGGTATTATTCCAAGAAAAGGAGCAAACTGGACAAGCACAAGCATACTGAATATTATTGGTAATGAAAAGTATATGGGCGATGCTCTGTTCCAAAAAACATTTACAACAGACAGTTTCAAACGAAAGAAGAATCACGGCGAAATGGAGTCATTTCTGATTCACGATCATCACGAACCCATTATCAGCAGAGAATTGTTCGACCAGGCACAGGAAACGATCCGGTGGAGAGCAAGAAACCACCAGAAAGGCAGTGGCATATACGAAAACAGATATTGCTTTTCCGGTAAAATATTCTGTAACTGCGGCAGTGTCATGAAAAGGCAGTCAAATAATCGGATTTCCTGGTGTTGTATCACACATATCAACGATATTTCACGTTGCGATATGAAAAGCATCCGTGACGACAGTTTAAAGACAGCTTTTGTTACAATGATCAATAAACTCATATACGCAAAAGGAATTCTGCTGAAACCCTATTATGATTCTGTTGCAGCATCCGCAGGTGATGAAAATGTCATCCATATCAGAGAATTGCAGGAAAAAATCAAATTACTGTCAGTCAGAACGGATAATCTCCGTAAGCTGAGGGCTCAGAATATGATAGACAATGTGGTTTTCAATCGTGAACTGAATGATATGAAAAAGCAGGAAGATCTGTATCGTATGGAAATGATGCAATGTTCAAATGCAGAATCTCAGGGTGCAATTCTATTGCGTGAAACAGAAAAGCTGATGAAATTGATTGATCACAGTGAAATGCTCACTGCCTTTGACGAGGAACAGTTTACAGAGTATGTTGATAAAATCGTCATTACCGACAGAAAAACAGCTGTTTTTTATTTGAAATGCGGATTAAAACTAAAGGAGGAACTGCAATGTATGGCTACAGAATAGAATCCGGAAAAGCGGTCATTGATGAAAATGAAGCCTGCATTCTGAATACCATGTTTCACAACTATCTTAATGGCATGAGTCTGACAGAAGCGGCAGAAACAGCAGGCTTGCATAATTGTCACAGCCAGATCAAGAAAATGCTGCAAAGAGAAATTTATCTGGGCGATCAATATTATCCACCAATTATCGATAAAGCGTTATTTGCGTTGGTGCAGACAGAGATCGAAAAACGCTCTGCTGCACATTGTCAGCGAGGCAAAAAAAGATGTATCGAACCGAGTATCCTTCATGATTTCTGCATGGATATTCCTTCAAAACAATTTGAAAATCCAGCAGAACAGGCAGAATACCTATATAGTTTGATTGGAGTGAAAGAAAATGCGTGAGGTAACCGTAATACCAAGAAAACCGAGAGTTGGAAATACCGCCACCAAAATTGAAGTGAAAAAACTTCGTGTAGCTGCCTATTGTCGGGTATCCACAGATACGGAAGAACAGGCTTCCAGTTATGAAACACAGATTTCTCATTATGAGGAATCTATCCGCAGTAAGCCGGAATGGGAACTTGTAAATGTTTATGCAGATGATGGTATCAGTGCAACCTCCACCAAAAAGAGAGAAGAATTCAACAGAATGATTGAAGACTGCAAAAAGGGTCTGATCGATATGATTATTACCAAGTCGATCAGCCGTTTTGCCAGAAATACGGTTGACTGCCTGAACTACATCCGAATGCTGAAGGACATGAATATTCCTGTCTACTTTGAGAAAGAATCCATCAACACAATGGATGCTAAAGGTGAAGTCATGATTACTATTATGGCATCACTGGCACAACAGGAATCAGAATCACTAAGCCAAAACGTAAAACTTGGAATGCAGTATCGTTTTCAGCAGGGAATACCAATGATAAATACAACCTGTTTTCTGGGCTATGATAAAGATAAAAACGGAAATCTTGTCATAAATCCAAAGGAAGCCGAAATTGTAAGGCGTATTTTCAGAGAGTATCTCAACGGTTCAAGCTGTCAGGCAATCTGCAAAGGTCTTGAACGTAATGGCATTAAAACATCCAGAGGCAATAAACGCTGGCATGATACCACTGTCCGTAAAATACTGGAAAATGAAAAATATATGGGAGATTTGCTTTTGCAGAAAACCTACACAATTGATTTTCTCAGTAAAAAGCGTGTCAAGAATAACGGCGATATGCCACAGTACTATGTCGAGTCAAATCATGAACCCATAGTGTCAAGAGAAACCTTTATGCTGGTTCAGGAAGAAATTGCAAGACGTGGAATGCTCCGTGACTGCCAGGGAAGAAGACGTGGATACAGTTCAAAATATTGCATGACGGGAATTACCTACTGTGCCAACTGCAATGAACGATATAAGCGAATCATATGGAATATTCATGGCAGGAAAACACCTGTATGGCGATGCAGTTCAAGACTGCATGACCATAACAGTTGTTCTGCAAGAAGTATCCATGAAGATAAACTTCAGAAAGCCTTTGTTGCTGCATTAAATCAGATGATCGGCGACAGCGGTGAATACTTGCAGATATTGCAGGACAATCTGGAGGAAGCATTAACCGTTGGAAAATCTGCAAATATTCTGAAAATCGATGAGCAACTGCGTAAACTTCAACAGGAACTGACCATCAGAACAGAAAATCATCAGGGTTATGATGATATTGCTGAGGAAATTTTCAAGCTGAAGGAACAGCGTGAACAACTTATGATGGACGAAACCACCCGTTCTGATTATAAGGAACGCATCAACGATTTAAAGAAATTTATCGCTACCTCAGACCACAGCATCACCGAATATGATGAAACGCTTGCAAGACATATGCTTTCAAAGATCACGATTTTCGATGACCATATTGTTTTTGCGTTCAAATCAGGCGTGATTGTGAGTGTAGAAATGTGAGCATAGCGGACGAACCCCTCTGTTGGAATGAAAACCAGCAGAGGGGTTTTGTTGCATTATGCTTTCTTTACAACTTTCAATTTTAAGCAGCATATCAGCTATCTTTCCACCAACGCACAAAAACGCACATTTTACCGATTGAAAGCGTTAATTGAGGTCGAGTGAGTAAGAACCGAAATTTTACAAAATACTTTTTATCTGTATATGGAAAACACGCAGACACACAAAATACTGTGCAATACTCTGCGAATTTTTCATTTGTACATTTTGCATTGTGCCAAAAACCACGCAAAATAGCCATTTTAGAGCCTTATTGCCTTGTCATTTTTACTACGCACTCAACGTGCCCCGTCCCCGGGAACAAATCCACCGGCTGTACTTGTTCTGTCACATATCCCAATTTTCCTAATTCGGCGCAATCTCTTGCAGCGGTGGTGGCGTTACAGGAGATCATGACGATTCGCTTTGGCTGCATTTTCGTCATTGCCTGAATTGCGATGTCATCGCAGCCCTTTCTGGGCGGGTCGACAACAATAACGTCTGGCGCAATCCCCTGCTCTGCCAATTGTGCTGCAATGCTACCTGCATCGCCGCAAAGAAATTTCGCATTTCCCACGCCGGCTCTCGCAGCATTTTTCTTGGCATTCTCTACCGCTTCCGGTACAATTTCCACGCCAACCAATTCCGACACCACATCTGCCATAGACAGCCCAATGGTTCCGGTACCACAGTACAAATCCAGCAGCCGTTCCTTTCCCGTCAGCTGTGCAAAAGCCTTTGCCGCACCATAAAGCCGTTCCGCCTGTATCGTGTTCACCTGATAAAACGATTCCGGCGAAAGGTCTACAGCATTTCCGCACATGGTGTCTGTAATTGTATCTTTCCCCCACAGTGTTTCTGTAGAATCTCCCAGAATCACGTTGGTTTTCTTCGGGTTACAATTCATGACAATGCTCTGTATCTGCGAAAACTGCTCCGTCAGCTTCTGTATCAACGGCATCAATTTTTTCCGAATCGGCTTCCGCACGACAAAGCATACCATTATCTCTCCCGAATGCTGCCCGCACCGCAGATACAAATGGCGCAGTTCCCCGGTTCCGCTGGCTTCATCGTATACCGGAATTCTGTTTTTTTGCACAAACTCCAGCACTATTGCTGCAATTTTTCCAAACAGTTCCGGCTGCAGCAGACAATCCTCCACCGGAATAACCCGGTGGCTTC